AGCTCCTTGTAGTGGACAAGCATATCAAACGAAACTATGTACCTGTGCTCTTGATTGCCGTCTGTTGGCGGCTCCTGCATGTATTCATCGCCGGAATCAAAATCGACCCCGCAAAAGGTGTGTGAACTGACAACGCCCCGAAAGGCATCGATTCCAGTGTCTCTAATTGCTCGACTGATCGCGCTTACTGTCGTTCGCGTCAGTGCGTAGCACTCGATGGTAAATCTTGCGTGAGCTAGCTTGCTAAGGCCCTGCAAATGATTGTCGCGTTCGGTCGAAGTGACGTAGTAAACCACCGCTGGCATCGTTGCGTTTTGAACCAGGGCGTCAGGATACATACGCTGCCCGATGAGCGTAGATACCGCCGAGTAGCTTAGTAGCTTGGTTCGCAATGCTTCGCCGATAGCCGACATCGATTAACGCTCCCCGCTTGCGATGAAAATGTCTTTGGCCGTTTCGCTTGATCCGGCAATAATCCGGATGTACCGGACGCTTTCGAAAACGTCGGGGTTTAGTGCGATGTACCGACTTGCCGCAACGGTCAGGGAGTAGAGGCTAGACCCGTTGTAAAGGTCGAACCAGCTAGCCCCATCAAGGGAGCTTTGGAACGAAAGCGTAGTGCTAGCCAATCCGACCGGGGTGACGATCGCTAGGGGCATCGTGCCTTGCAATTGAATCCCGGTCGAGGTTGTTCCGGTCGAAAATGTTACCTTGTCGGTAAGCTTGAGGTTCTTAGCCAATTCGTAGCTCCTTTACTTCCTTTTGAAGTTGATTGACGAAAGCCGCTTCGGCCGCGCCCGAGGTCTGGCGATAAGCCCGCATCGGGGCGCGTTGTTCTTTGGGGAATGTCGCGACGGTCGCTTTCGATCGGTTGATCCGAGTGTATTGCCGACCCGAACGGCCCGTATAAACAACAGGCGATCCAGGCTTGCCCCAATGGTTTCGCGTGTAGCTTTCGCCTTTGCGGTACGGCATGACAAATTGCTGTTTGTTGCCTTTTGGGTATGTCGCTCCAATGACAACGCCAACGCCACCCTTAAAAACCTTGTGCGAAAAATGCTGTCTTGAGTCGTTTTGGAACGCTGCATTATTCTTGAATTTCTTGGACCACTTGAGCCGCGACCCGGTAGACCTCGATGATTGAGCGTGACCCTGGCAAGCCGCCGCAACAGGCTTGGCAAAGGATCCAAGGCATCGACCGAATGGAGCGTTGCGAAGCATCAAGGGGATTTGCCCGATCTGCTTGATAAGATCCTCGTTGATTTGGATTGAAGTACTCAAGGCAACACCGCCGCGCAAATGATGTCCATGTAGTTTCTCAAGCCGTCGACCATGTTTACCGCTGTGATTCCGTAGGTTTCGCCCTGGTAAACAACCCGCATTTGAACCGTGTAGCCCGATCGATACCGGACTCGAAAAACCGCCCGAGTCCCTGCCTCAAGTTGTCGACCCCTCATTGATTCGATTCCAGCCGTTGGCTCAAACTTGCAAGGCTCATCGACTACATAGGGGGACCAAGAAACGATAGGCTGTCCCGCTGCGTCGACCGTTTCTGTTGGTTGTTGAATTGTGCATCGGTGCCGCAGGGCCCCGGTAAGTTGGTTCTTAGGCCTCACTGCGCATACTCCCCATCGGGAAATTGCACAATAACCTCCATCTCGATTGTTACTAAGCCGCCGGTTTTAACCGTTGGCTTCCAGCACCTAACGAGGAATTTTCTTCCGTCTTCGCAAGTCAATCCACCCTCTGGGATTTTAATTGCTGCGTTAGTCCGGTCGAGCGGATTGGTTTTTTCTTGTGGTTTGTTCATGGGTAGCTACTCCGCATAAATCGCCGAACCAACATTTCGTAAGGTCGCATCGTTTGCATCGCGTCGGACATAAGCATGTCTCGGTTTTCAAAGTAGTGAGCCGCAAGCATCAAGATAGCCGCCCTAGCCGCCTCTGGTACGCTCTGCCCGTCTTGCGAGTGCCCAGCCTTGTACGTTACCGTCCAGGCATCCCAACGCGATACGGTCGCCGGTAGCGTCACTAGGTAAGCAAGCCGGATTTCGTCAACGTGCAATTGGTACTGACTGGCCGCTAACGTCTGGAGCGTGTTGAGTCCATCGTAATACTGAATCGAGGTTATCGAGTGAATCGGGCTTCGCGGTAGCTTCAATCCATCGGTCCAATAAGGCAACCGGACTCGAAGCGTTTGAAAGCATGTCACGCTGTCGGTATCGTGCTCCCATTGCTCCCTAGCCGCCCCAATCAAAGCGGTAAGGTGCGTATCATGGCTTGTGTCGCTGCTTGCGATTTCGAGTTGTTTCTTGACCTCGCTGAGCGTCACCGGCTCGGCTGTTGGCTTCGTCACTACTTCGGGTTTCAATCGCACTTGCAACACCCCTTTGAATCAAAATCAACGCCACGCCATCGGAGAGACTTTCCAGCCTTGAGCCAGCCGGAAAGCCTCTCCACATTGTCAATAGCTCGACGATCATTAGATCACCAAGCAAACATCGCCATCGGCAACACCCGCCGAAGTCGTTGGTGGCAATTTGCCGTAACCGAGGACAGCGACGCCCGCGATGAACCCGCCGCTAGAGCCATCGCCGAAGGTCGCGACAACCTTTAGGAATGGCTCACGGCCCCGCATGTCGACCATGAAGGCACAAGTCTGGCCGTCGTCGGTCGCGCTTGGCAAGGCAAGCGTAGCTCCGTTGTAGCCCGTTCCAGCCGCAAACGTCGCTCCGGTAATGTCGGCATAAACGCCGCCACTCGTGGAGCTTTGCTGGAGCTTCAATGCCGTCATCGCAATGTCAGTTGCTCCGAGTTGGAGCACGATCAAAGCGAAGTCGAAACCTCGACAATCGATAACGTCAGCCGTCACCGTCGCGTTGTCGACGATTGCCGCTGGCTTGATTGCCGGAACACATTTCACATAATGCAAAGGATTCACAAGTCACCTACTTTCTTTTGTTGGGTTGGATTAGGAGGCCGAGACCAATTGAAGGATTGGGCCTGGGTTGCTTGCATCGCCGCGCTCGTGGACGTTGTAATCCCATCGCATCGTGGATCGGAAACCAATTTCGTCGGTCTCGAAGTACCGCGAAACGTCACCGACTAGCTCGAAGTTGCGACGCAAGCCGAGAGTGGAGGCCATTCGCAGATCCCCGAAGTAGCCAAACTTGGTCGATGCTCCGATGGTCTTTGGCAAGACCTCAGAGAATACCACTGGATAGCCGAGGAACTGAGTTACCGGCCCTTGCCCGAGGTCTTCCTTGTTGTTGCCGCCGAGGGCCAATTGAAGGCGTCCCATGACGTTCGACCAAACAGGCTTGGAGACAAACCAGACCGGATTGATTCCAGGAAAGGCCGGGAGTTTGCCAAGAGCTTCTTGGAACATCGCAATCGTGATCGTTGCCGCCGTGTTTTGTCCCGCTGCTGCCGTAACAACCGATCCGGCTGCGAGTGCATTGGCAAGACCTACGACGCCATGATAAGCCCCAGTTCCATCGCCAAGGAAACCAGCTTCGTCGGCTGCCAAGGCGTGAGCCAAAGCCGCTTCGGTTGCGATTTCTTCGGCCATCGAAATCGTCGAATCCTCGCTCATTTCGCTGGAGACCTTGGTAAGCGTTCCCCACTTTCGAGCGACGAGATTCAACGGCCCGTAGGTCGCTTGGGATTGGGTAAATTCCTTGGTTTCGCCAACAGGGTAAGCAACCATCCCGGTCAAGCGTCGCGAAGTCGTCAGCGTGTCCGAAACCATGTTGCGAACGAAGGCGTAACGTGGAATTACGCCGTACTGGACAACCAGACGAATGACACCCGCCACAAACTCAGGGGGGACCAAAACACCGGCCCCGGTTGGGTCGTTGGTCTGGAGCGTGTTTTGTACGCCGTGATCCTTGCACCATTGCTTGGCCGATTCGCTGCCGAAATGAGCTTGGAAGAACTTGCCGACGCGGAAGGCTTCTGCCTCTCCATCCGGCCCGGTGAACACCGCTAGGGGCTTGGTTGCCCGAGCCGTTGCCGGGACTCGGAAGGTAGCCCCTGCAAGCGGTTGATTGTCAACGTGTTGGCGTACCGTGTTGGAAACGGCTTGCTCGATCTTCATCGCCCGTTCGCGTTGCTTGGCAAGATTTTCGATCTGGCCCGGCTTGCCTTCGGTCCCAAGGATGGTATCGATCTCGGACTGCTCATCTTCGAGCAATTCCCGAGTCTCTTGGGTTGCGATTGCCTGGATCGCTTGAACCTTGGCTTGCAAGGCTTGGATTTCGTCTGCTAGTGCTTTCGCGCTCTTCATTTCGACTGCCCTTATTGGGTTGTGTGGCAGTCTAAAAACCAAGATAGCGGCATGACTGCCACGGGAAACAAACTGTTTTTAACCGTGTGTCACTGCCGCTAATAAGTTGCAGAGTTGTCGAGACTTCTGCCCGACGCAATAAATCTAGGCTACTGGCCTGGGCTTGTCAAGTGTTTTGAGAACTGAGCCATTTTCTGGCGTGCCAGCATCGTCGCTGCCGAGTCGAAAGCGTTCTTCGGCTTCTTGTACTTCTTGCCGTTCTCGACGCGTCCTGTGGCAAGGCCAGAGGCTATAGCGTCGTCCACGTTGTACCAAGTCTCTGCCGCGATTAACTCTTCGACCTCCGAAGGGCTTTTGCCTAGGAACTCCGTATAGATTTCAATTAGGGACTTGTCGTAACTCTGGAGTCCGGCAACTGCCTTTAGAAGTTCGTCTTGGTTTCCCATCGCGAAGGTCATCGCCCTGTGAATCATAATCCTTGAGCCATCGCCCATAAGTCGATTCTTTCCCGCCAAGAAAATCACGCTAGCCGCCGACGCTGCAAGGCTATTGTTGATCGTCGTGACCTCGCCTTTGTACCGTCTGATCGCCCCAAAAATGCCGATCCCCTCATCGGCCGCGCCGCCCGGGCTGTTGATTAAAAAAGTAATTGGAGACGATCCGAACGGTTTCATGGCTTCAATCACACGTTTTTCCGTGATCGGATCCTCGTCCCATCCATCGCCAACGATACCGCTCAAAAGGATTTCGTTGGTTTCTGCTTTGACTTCGATCATTATTTCGCGCCTTTCAGTTCAAACAGCCTGTTTTCCCACGTTTTAACCTCGTTTTCGACGGCTTTTTGCAGCGATTCGCCACCATATTGAGCCGCCAAAGTCGCTAGAATCTGCGTCGATTTCTCGCAATGGAGCCTTGCTAGGTCACGGTCGAGCCCGATAGCTTCGATCTTGTCGGCAAGCTTGTTTTCCCATTGCGGATACTTTTTGCCGATCCAAGCGACAAATTGAGCCTTTTTCGATGCGTTGATAGCGTTATTGCCTTCGGTCCGGATGAGCCCGCGTAGCATCTGCTCGACGGCTCGATCGTTTCGGGCCTGCTCTTGGCTGTCCTCTTGCGAGTCCTCTTGGTCGTCCTCTGGCGTGTCCTCTGCTTCGTCTGGCGATTGCTCCCCGGTCGCTGGGCTGATCGCCGGGTTAATGAACTCATCGCCGCCGG